ATACAGCGTTACGGATGGAAAGTGGTAGGAGAGAGCAGCAAGTACATCTACCTACTAAGACCAGGAAGCACCGATAGCAAGACCAGTGGCGTGATATTCAAGGACACTGAGCTCTTTTGGCCGTGGACCACCTCCACCGACTTTGAGGCTGAGATGCCCTACGATGGATTTCAATGCTTCACCCTATTAGAGCATGGTGGTGATTTTGACCGAGCAATACAAGATATAAGAACGCAAGGCTATGGGAAGCGGTATGAGCTCACCGCACCCAATGACTTTAACATAGACCTAGATGATGAAGAAGTACAAGAGGAGATGGGCCAGCTATTGGCAAAGCTTAGGGTGGACTCTACTATTGAAATATCACAGCCCCCTAAAGCCCTTGAGATATGCTTTGGGCAGAAGAGCTACATCATTGGCTCACTGGGCAACTTCTCAATGGTTCAAGGTAAGGCAAAGAGCCGCAAGAGCTTCTTCCTTTCTGCGCTCACCGCATCAGCCATTAGCGATCAGATGGTTTGCGACCACCTCCGAGGGTACATGGCTGGGAGAAAAGTCATATACATTGATACCGAGCAAGGGGAGTTCCATGCCGCCAAAGCAAAGAAGAGAATCCACGAGATGGCACACCTACAAGGCAATGGACACTAACGCTCTCCGACTGGCAGCAGTAGACTACCTATTCCGCACGGAGGAGAACATTGGATATATGGTGATTGATGGTATTGCCGACATAGCAAGCAAAGGAGTGAATGATGAGGAGGAGGCCACAGCCATAGCCTCCAAGCTGCTCAAGTGGACAGCAGACTACAACTGCCACATCACCGTGGTATTGCACGAGAACAAGCACGATAGGAACGCCAAAGGGCACCTTGGGCAGTACCTAGTGCAGAAGTCAGAAACCGTGCTATCCGCTAAGAAGAGTGAGAACAACAAGGATATTACTGAGATAACACCTGAATACACAAGGAACATTGAGCCGCCAAGCGTAGAGATGACCATCGGAGGCTTTGACCTTGTAGAGTTCGCAGAGGTTGAGGTTGATGAGTTCTACAACCGCACAAGAGTGTGGACTGATGAGGATCAGCAGCGCATAGTCACCAAGATTGTAGGCAAGAGCAAAGGGGATGCCGCAGCCTTCATTAGAGATACTGAAGATTGTAAGAAGAAAGATGCAGATAAATTACTAGCTTTAATGGAGGATAACGGCACTATACACTGGGAAGGTAAGCGGCCCAAGTTTGTTGCCCTTGGAAAGAATGATAAAGGGATAGACCTATGATAGACCTCCACACTAGGAATAAGATAGCACAGCTCATCGTTGATATGGCTGTAGGGGAAAGCAAGCCAGTGCGCAAGCAAGAGATGGTGCCCCTAATCAAAGAGATAAACAACACGCCACTCATTGGGCACGCTGTACGCTTGGTACATGACCACCGCACCAATGAGGTTACACACATTAAGAAGTATAGAAAAACCGCCATAGAGAAAAGAGTAGATGAAGCGCAAGTGTAGCAAATGTGGAAAGTATAAGCCCCTAGAAGCCTTTGCAAAGATGGAAACAAGCGCAAAAGGGCACCAATGCCTAGAGAGCATGATCCTTACATCATCAATGAGACTACCATGATGAACCACTTCTACCTACACTTTGGATTTACTGAGCGTAGATACAATCCTTCCGAGGGTGCAGAGCTTAGAAAGTATGAGAAAGAACCTTTAATAATTAACAACAACAAGAAAAGATGAGGATACCTGATAGTTACCTAGACCAATTCCACCTGGGCTTTGAGCGTGCCGGATACAAAGTAAACAGCTACTTCAGCGAGATAGACAAACACGCTGTGGCAGTATATAAACAACAATTTAAAGATAGTACCTATGTCGGATCAGTTACTGATGTTCGAGGAGGAGACCTCCCAACCATTGACCTCGCCAAGACTTTAGCCTCGCTGGAAAGCGTAAAGGGATGGAAGGAGAACGCTCAAGCCTTATCCTTGAAGCAATACGGCTTATCCACGAATGCAGACCACGAGTTTTTATCTGGGAAAATGGACATCTTGCAGAAGCCAGAGGAGATTGGGGAGGAGTTTTTCCTATCGCAGAAGCAGGAAGAAGCAATGCATATACCACACCGATAAAAGTGTTTGATGCTCAAAACCATAAATGGAGAGATGACGGTAATACTGGTACTTTAACAAGAATGATTGGCGATGCTTATAGAGGTCAGTTTGTAGAAACTAACTACACCTACAAAAAAGTCAACGAGACTATTGAGCAAAACCCAAGTGCATTTAAACAAGGCGAAGCTCGTATGATGGACTTACACAATCGTAAGGTGCAAGATATATCTCCTTGCTTGGTAGAGCCACATCATAATGGCGCATCGTTATGGAACGGTTACCGTATAAGAAGACTAACACCTATAGAGTGTGAGAGGCTTCAGGGATTTCCAGATGACCACACACAATATGGTATCTACGATGGTGAGGTCAAGGAGATGAGTAACACACAACGCTATAGGACATTAAGTCCGCAGGTCAACCCTACGAGGGTCAGTACGGAACTCTATATGGGTTCTATGTAACATTTGAGAACGGAGATAACGGAAAGTACAATTCCAAGTCTCAGGATCAAACTAAGTTTGTAGTGGGTCAAGAAGCGACTTACGATTACATCCCCAGAGAGTATCAAGGTAAGACCTACTACACGGTCAAGCCTGTAAACCCTCAGTACGCAAATGTGACACCTACTACATCTGCAGCACCTGCAACAGGAGGCTCAATGTCAACTAATGAATCAATCATTCGCCAAACGGCACTCAAGGCAGCAGCCGAGCTTGGTGGAACACCGCAAGTAGTTATTGCGAATGCACAGACCTTTGCTGATTGGGCAGGCAATGATGGATTGCCATTTTAAGTAATTATATTAGGGGGGAGCATTGCTCCCCTCTTTTAACTAAAACACTTTATGTCAAAAATATCCTATGCCGATGTGTTCGGTAAACTTGACGATGTTCGGATGGGCAAAGTCAAAGAGGGTCTAAAGTTCGGTCAATGGAACTTAGATCAACACCTACGATTCAAGAGAGGCAACTTCAATGTTGTTCTGGGTCACGCAAATGTAGGTAAGACATCAGTAATGTTGTACTTGATGTTATTGCAAACCATAGTCAACGATATAAAGTGGTTGGTGTTCAGTTCGGAGAACACACCTGTATCATTAGCTAAGAAGCTATCCGAGTTCTTTTTAGGTAAGCCTATAAATAAGATTGAGGAAGATGAATTTCAAATGGCTTTAGACTTGGTTCAAAGATATTTTATTATCATTGACACCGCGTTAGTAAAGGACAAAGAGATGTTCTCTACACTTGGAGGTCACGAGTATGATTATGAGGTAAGTACCCACTTTAGAAATTGGGCAAAGAAACACGATGTAAGTATATGGTTGAATGCTCACGCAGTTACTAACGCACTACGAATGAAGCACTCCGCAGGACACGAGTATGCAGGTCACCCAATGCCACCAAGCGCAGCAGATATTGAGGGAGGTGGTAAGTTTGTAAACAGGGCTGATGACTTTGTAGTGATACATAGATACATTCAGCACCCTACGGAATGGATGTATAACCAAATACACATCCGCAAGATCAAAGAGGTGGAGACTGTACGATTTAGAAGTATACCTAACAATGTAGGCTTTGAGATACACGGTGAGAACTTAATAGGAAAGAAAGAAAAGAAACAAAGCGACTTACCCTTTTAATATGGAAGAACTTCTGGCTACGACAAAAGAACTCAGACTTGATGGAGATAGCAAATGCTTTGAAACCTCAAGACCCTAACAACGATTACGAGATGGACATCTTCATTGACCTTGTAGGCATCTATGGTGCAGTCAATAGTGCTATAGATATGGTTGAGGATGTACAACAAAAGGTATGGGAGGCTGAAGCAAAGAATGCAGATTTAAAGTTGACGATCCGTCACCTTGCAAAGAAAGTAAAGACCTATGAAGATAGATTTGATAACCTTAACGAACACCTAAAATGAGAGCAACGATACTACAGTTACAGGAAGAATACGATAACTATACAACCCACCACCGCATTAGCCCCTCTCGTGAGCGTAGGAATGTAATGGCAAGGTTTGCTTTTATGGTAGCTGCAAGAGACTTGTACACCACCTTAGAGATTGCCAGAGTAGCCAAGAAGAATCACGCTACTATCATACACGCAACAAAGCAACACGAGATGAACCTAAAGTTTGATAGGGACTATATGAGGTTCTTCAATCAATGTTGTGCGCTTATGGACAAGCTAAGAGGCTCTCAAGAGGAGGGAGTTGATTGGGGACTGACTAAGCAGAACGCATTACTTACTGAGCGTTTACAAAAAACTCGTGAGGAATTATCAACAATTCGTGAAAAGTTGTATATTAAGGAGCAGGAAATCAAGCAACTGCGAAAAGAATATGAACTTAGCGATTGACATAGCCCCTCTTGCAGGGTTTTTGATAGGTATAAACTATTGGAACTCTACAATGGATGAAGATTACGAGACCCCTAAGTACCACTCATTGCAGTTGTGTTTTGGGGTCTTTGCTATTGTATTAACTTGGTCAACAGAATGACAGTATTAGACCTCTTAGCGAACTACCACAAGGAGTGGTTAAAGATGGCTCATAAGTTTGGGGCAGGAGAATATGCGGAGGACATCGTGCAAGAGATGTACATACGACTACACAGGTACATAGAAACCCCAGAGCGTATAATGTACAAAGACCAACCCAACAAGCTATTCATATGGGTTACCCTACGCAATATGGTGCGTAGCTTTCAAAGCAAGAAAGACCTCTTAGTCTTTACAGGCGATATTATTGAACACGATATAGAGCAAGAAGAATACGATATGATCCAAGCCGAAGGGTTTGAGAAAATCATTGACAAGGTTTGGAATGTTATGGAAGACCAACATTGGTATGACCATAAGATGTTTGAAATCTACCACACGACCAAGATGTCAATGAGAGATACTAAAGAGTATGTCCACGAAAAAATCAAAGAAGACTACGAAGACTACCAAAACGGTGAAAGCGAACGCATCTAAGGGATTAGGTGATGACATTGAGAAAATCACAAAGGCTACAGGAATCAAGAAGATTGTAGATGCCTTTGCAGATGCTACAGGAATTGATTGTGGGTGTGATGCTCGTAAAGGGAGGTCAAAGAGATGTGGCAAGAACCACTAAGCAGAATCCACTCAAGAGTATTCCAACACAAGTATTACATTCCTTGTTCCTGTAATCCGAGAGAATGGTCTACACACATCTCGGACTTAAAAAAGATATATGGAGAGTACGAAGGTCAGTAAGTTGTTATTGGCTTGGCTATGGACTCAAGGACACAAGGTAAAAGAATATGAAGAAGGCAAAGGCATATCAACTGCTATCAAGGGTCAAGACTTTAGATTTGACCTCTGTGGTACTTATGGTGGCTATCGTGTTGTTTACAATAATAATCTTTTCTCTTTCTACGATGGGGATACTAAATTAAAAGACACCGACCTAAATGAGTTCCGATAGCCTAAACACTTACCTCAAAAAAGGATTGCAACAATCCGATGACAGAACCAACCATTGCATATCCATAGGCAAGGATGGAGAGGATTTGTTTAAGGCTATTACAGGTGCTATCAAATCGGAACTTGAAGATGACAAGAAACATATAGATTTCTATTGGGGTGATAAGCTCGTAGATGTCAAGGGACTCAAGCCGATGCATAAGCACGGCTTTATTCTTTTAGAGTTCTTGAATGTATGGGGATACAATGGATGGTGTGCTAAAGATTCTAAGGCTGAGTACATAGCCTTTCAGTTCCCAGAAGTATTCTATGTGATTGAAAAGGACAAACTAAGATCACGAGCCATTGAGTTGTGTGAGGAGTACACAAAAGAAAATGTCACAAGAAAGAATAGGGTCAAGCCCTCTCAAGGATTGTACAAGTGGATAGGTAGATTCAGTAAACAAGATGTATTTACCTACTTGAGAATAGAGGATGTGCAAGACATAATCTTTCAAGAAATACCCATCCCTTTGTAGAGTGTTAAGAATTTTGTTTATATTAGCATAAACTAAAACACTTAACATCGTGAATAAATTTGAAGAACCTATTAGAACTAAAATGCTTTGGGACAATATCAAAGACAGTTCTATGTCTATTATAGGAGAGTCAGAAAAAGCGTATTTATTTGTCGTATCTAAACTTGTTAGAAAGGGTACGAGTATGTCCTTTCATCGTATTGAGCGTGAGCAATGGATTCCTAAAAGCGTTTGGAACAATGACAATAACTTTGACACTTATCTTCTTGGAGGAGATAGAGGTGTAGAAGTAACTACATTCAAACCACCTTATTTTTTAAGATAATCTAAAACCAAAATTACTATGTCAAAGAAAGTCTACACTTTTAAAGAAAACCTCCTGTACGGAGGCACTCTGTTCCTTGCCTCATCAATAGGCATTGCGTTCTTCTTGTTTATCTACGAACTCATAGAACGCATATAATGTATTACTTAGATAGAGAGTTAGCTTCTTACCAAGAAGACCAAGCATCTCAATGCGATGTATGCTTTGAGTATTGTGATGACAGTTGGGTATGTGACTGTTGCCACGATTGTGAAAGCGAGAGTTGCGTATGCGATGAAGATATTATAACAAGACAAATAGATTACCAGAAATGATGAATCACACTCAAGCTATATACAATGCACAAATTGTATTTGAAGAAGCGTTAAGCGACAAAGAGACGATTGACAAACTGCTCCACATAGCATTGACTACGATAAGGGTCAACGCTTTATTCAAGCAATGGGATTAACGAGATAAATAATAAACACACTATGTCAAAGCAAATCACAATGCTCAACGGAGAGCAACACGCACAAGACTACTTAGTACAACAAGCTATAGACGATTCATTCTACTATGGCTACTTAGGTAAGGTAGCGTTCAGTAGTTCCAACCTCAAGAAACTTC